TGAGCACCAGGGTGTCGGCGAGCCATGCGTTGCGCACCACGTATACCTGGCCGGTGTCGCATTCGAAGGTCACGGTCACGTCGTTCCAGGCGCTCATCGCGGCGAGGCTCGTGTCCGGGCCGACCGAGATCTCGCAATCGACCTCGGCGGGTTTGAGCTGCTCGGCGTAGCCGTGCACGGCGTTCGAGCCGACCACGGTGTTGCGCGTGACGCCGCCGATGTCGATCTTGGCGCCCGGCAGGCTTTCGAGCAGGCCGCCGTCGACCTTGATGTAGGCTTTACCGAGTCGCTGCATGCTCATCTCGTTTTCTCCTTATCGGTCAGCCCGGGTTACAGCCGGAACTGCACCTGGCCCGCGAAGACGCGGAATTGGTTGATGATGTTCGGCGGGATCACGGCATCCACCCGGTTCGGGTCGGTGCCGTCGCGCTGCACGAGCAAGTCCGTCTTGAACTGGTCGATGTCCTCGGCGAGACCGGCGTCTTCCCACTGGCGGAACAGCGCGATCAGCTCGGCGCGGATGATCTTCGGCGTGACGATCGCCTGGCCCGGGCCGAAGTGCGTGCCGTCGTCGGCCAGCTTGTGGCGCGGGAACTTGAGCGCGATGCGGCTGCGGATCGAGTAGCGGATATAGGCGAGCGTGCGCATGGTCTCGATGTCGAGGTAGGAGATGTCCTGGACGCCGAGCGCGTTGGTCTGGTAGGTGGTAATGAGACGCTCGATCAGCGCGTTGCCGCCGGCGTCGACGATGAAGGTGGAGATGCCGTCGTGCAGGTGGATGTTGCGCTCATCGAGCGTGTAGCGGTCCTGCGTCCAGGGCGCGAGCACGCCGGTGAGCGTGAGCGTCTGGCGCGGGCGCGCCGGGTCGGGTTCGTAGGCGTCGACCGCACCGGTAACGGCGGCGATCTCCCAGGGCGTGGTGGGCGAGCCCTGCGCGCCCATGATGGTCACGAAGGGCGAGTTCTGCGCCGCGCCGAGCGTGTCGATCGCCGAGAACGTGCCGGCGGCGGCGGCGAACGCCTGGCCTTCTTTCATGACCAGCGGTCCCCAGCGGTTCGAGAGCTCGGTCTCGAGCGCCGTGAGGTTGGCGGTGTCGACGTACGGCATGATGATGGTGTTGTACTGCTCGGCGCCGATGGCGGCGATCGCGGTCGAGACGTCCGTGTTCGACGTGCCGCCGGTCATGGCGGTGAGCGTGAACGCCAGGCCGGTCGGCAGGGTCTCGCCCTGGTAGTAGTTGAGGCGCAGGTCGATCGAGTTGCCGGTCTCGCCCTTCCACCGACAGGTGAGGTTCACTTTGCTGGTGATGACGCCGTCCACCGCGGCCGTCACCGGCAGATCCGTCACGGCATTGACGGCGGCGGCGATCGCGGTGGCGACCTGGGCCGCCGTCTGGGTGGCGGTGATGGCAACCTGCACGCGGTTGCCGCCGATGTAGAAATTGAGCGTGCCGGCGGCGGTGGGCGGGGCCGTGGCATTGATGCTGCCGATGGCGGCGACGCCGGCGACGTTCTCGTCGAGCGCCACCGCCCAGCACTCGGTGTAGTTGTTGGCGTTGCGCAGCGCGCGCAGCATCGTATGCAGCATCGAGCCGCGGCCGAAGTTGTTCTGCGCCTGGTCGGCGGAGAGGATGCGCGTCGGCACGCCGGCCAGCACGGTGCCGGCGACGAGGCGCTGGCCGATCACGAGGATCTTGTGCGGCATCGCCGGCAGGCCCTGCTGGGCGCGCGAGTTGTCGAACTCGATGTACTGACCCGGGACGCGGATGTCGATCGGGATCTGGTTGAACGAAATGCTCATCGGCTACCTCCTATTTTTCCGGGGTGACGCGCGTCGCGCGCAGGCCCTTGGCGTCGCGGGTGACATCGAACTCGACACGGGCGCCCTCGACGAGCGTCTTGAAGCCGCGCCCCTCGATGGCCGAGAAATGCACGAACACTTCCGCGCCGCCGTGGTCCGGCACGATGAAGCCGAACCCTTTCTTTTCGTCGAACCACTTCACGGTACCGAGCTGCATGGATCACTTCTCCTTCGTCTTCTTGGGCTGCACTTCGGTGACGTCGCCATCGCGCAGGCGGCGCAGCCAGTAAATGGTGCGTGGCACTTCGCCGCCTTCGGCCGGCAGCGGATCGTGCGTCTGCGGGTCGCGCACCTGCACGCCGGGCGCGGGTTTCACGAACATGGTCTCGGGCATGGTCTCTCCTCTACTGCGGTAGCGTGATGGTGTCTTCGGCGTCGGTCTGGCCGTTCTTCGGCGCCATGTCGATCTTGCTGTCGAAAGTCTGGAACGCGGCGAGCGTGGTGAGGTCGAGATCCGCCGGCCAGGCCATCGTCATGTTGAAAGTCGCGCCGTAGATCGCGACTCCCTGTTTTTCGAGCGCGCCGGTGAACAGGTTCTGCATGCCGGCGAAGATGAGCGTGCCGGTGCTCGGCACCAGGCGCCCGTGCAGTTTCGGCACCAGCGTCTCCAGGATCTCGTAGGCGCCGATCTGCTGGCTGTCGCCGCGCCGGCGCGCGGCCTCGCCACTCGCGTGGCCGGTGACGGCGTAGATCACGAAGCTCGCCTGGATCTGCGGCGTCACGCCGCCGGCCTGCACCGGGTTGCCGCCGGCGAACACCACGTACACGCCTGGCACCGCGCGCAGCACGCGCTTCAGCGTGTCCTCGTCCCAGTCGCCGGGCAGCGATTCGACCGCGCGCACCTTGGTCGTGAGCAGCGCCTTCACCTGGCTGATGATGTCGTCTTCGACGGAGCTGATCGCGCCCATGTCAGTAATCCGCCAGGGTATCGGTCGTGAAGACGCGCGTCGGCGCCGAGACTTCCGGGCCTTCGCTCACCACCGCCACGGACGCATCGACACCGAGCGTGATCTTTCCCTGGGCGATCGAGGTGAGGAAGTCGCGCGCGTTCTGATAGCGTTCCTTGACCTGATCGGTGGCGCGATCGTCGTACAGGTAATAGCGCGCGATGTCGCAGGCGAGGCGCATCAGGACCGGCGGCTCGCTCGTCAGCGGCAATACATAGCGTGAGGCCAAGAAACCGTCGATCTCCGCGTCCGCGTCCGCCAGTGCCTGGCCCAGAACCGTGGCGTCGATCGCGCCGGTGTTCGAGTGGTCGGTGATCTGGATCACCTCCGGGTTCCCGAACCGGTCGATCATGTTCTGCTGCGTGGCGTAGGTCATGGCGTGGCGGAATCGTTATTACTGGTTGCTGGCGGCGCGCGAGCGCTGTTCCTCGGCGATCGCATCGAGAAGCGACTTGCGCTTCTTGCCTTTGCCTTCCGCGTCCAGGAGCGCCTGCAGGTCGGCGTCGGACATCAGCGGAACGCCGTGCTCATCGCGCGCGGCGATGGCCTTCACGATATCGCCGACGGAACCGTCGAGCAGGCCGCCGGTGGATGCCGGCTTCTCCGCGGGCTTCTCGACCAGCGAACCCGATTTCAGAAGCGGCGCGGCGACCTTGGCCGTCATCTCGATTTCCTCATCGACCTCGCGGCGCTCGCCGTCGAGCTTGAGCGGTGACACGACCTTGTACATGGGCATGGCTGACTCCTTGTGACCGCGCGCGATCGCGCGGTCTGAGTTAGAGAATCTTCTTCAGGAACGCGACCGCTGCGTGATCGACAGCGGCGAGCTCTTCCTTCAGGTGCGCGAGGATGGCGCGGATGCCGTGCAGCGCGGCGGCTTCCTCGTGCTTCGCCTCGGCGGTGGCCTGGTCGGCGGCCGCCTGTACCTTGGCGTGGATGTCGGTCTCCACCTGGTGCGCCTCGGCGGTCGCGGCGGTCGCGGCGGCCGCCTCGGTGGACTTCACCTCGTCGACGACCTTGGTCTCGGCGCTATGTGCCGCGTCGGTCGCGGCTGTCTCGACCGCCTTGGCGGTGTCGGTGGCCGCAACGTCGGCCGTGGTGATGTCTTTCTGTTCGGTATCGGGCATGGCTTTCTCCTGGCGGCCCGCGCCTTGACGGGCGCGGGCCGGACGTGTCGTTTAAGGGCCAATTAGGCGCAGTTCTGGAACAGGTAACCGCTGGTGATGCCGGAGAGCACCGGTACGCGCTCGTAGTTCACCGGGTAAATCCAGCTCTTGGTGTTGGGGTCGTAGTACGGCTGCTCGACGAGCGGGTTGCCCTCGAGGGTGTAGGTGTAGCCGTAGCTCGGCTGCTCGACGGTCGAGACCTGCGTCGGCACATAGGCGAGAATCGCATCCACGCCCCACACATCGACGGCGGCGCCGGTGTCATCGAAGTACACCGCCTGACCGACCACCACTTTCGGGATGTTCCAGAGATTGGCGAGCATCGCGGCCGTGATCGAGTCGTGCGAGGTGTACTGGAAGCGGGAGATCACGTTCGCGTTGTTGCGCGCTGCATTGAAGGCCTTCGCCGACAGCAGCAGCGTGTTCGGGTACATGCCGACGCTCGCGCGGATCGCCTCGCGGCCGGTATCGATGTCCACGCTCGGCTTGTTGGCGTCGACGCTCCACTTCGCGGCCGTGAGGTCGATCTTGTGGTTGGCGTCGTAATTGGCCGCGGTGCGGGCCAGCGTCGCCTGGTCGTTCTCGAGGGTGAGCGACAGCGTGCTCATGCCCATGTTGACGGCGCGCATGCCGAGATCGATGCCGGGCATCTTGGCGGCATCCTGCAGGTACTCACGCGGCACCTGCGCCTCGAGGGAATCCTGCAACAGGGCGAAGGGCTTTCCGAGGTAGCCGAAGCGCACGCGCTTGGTCGCAGCACCCGGCGCACGCCGGGCATTGAACAGCTGGAAGCTCTCCTTGCCGAACTCGATGATCTGGCCACCGCGCAGCCCCACCGGTACGCGCGGGAAGAGCGCACTGCCGACGTGCTCGGCCTGGGCATAGCCCTGGGCGACGTTCGACAGCACCGGATCGACGATCCGGACGTTGGACGGCGACAGCGTGGTGTTGCCGATCAGCGCGACGCCGGCCAGGGCATGCGACGCGGACAGGTGCAGCACCGAGGGATCGAAGATCGCGGCGACCAGCAGGGCCGCGATGGCGAGGCCGAGGAAAAGATTGCGGTGTTTCATGGATGCTCCTTAGGGTTCGATGGATCTGTGTTAACGGTCGTTCAATCGTTCTTTATGGCTTAGTGCCGCATCAGCACTTCGACGAACTGGCCGGCGCCGGTCGAGGCGGCCAGCGCATCGGCGAACACGAACTCGGGCGAATCGCCGCCCGTCAGGATCGCGCCGTTGGCGGCGGTGCTGGTGACCGCCGTGCCACCCGCGGCGACCGCGAGGCTGCCGGTGGTCTTGATGGCGCGGCCCTGGTTGTCGACGATCAGCGAGTCGCCGATGGCGAAGACGCCGCCCGTCTCGACGATCACCGTGCCCTTGGCGTTCACCGCGAGCTGGTCGCCGACGTTCGCGACCGCATAGTCGGCGATGCCCATGATCTTCTGGCCCTGGACCGAGGCCTGGGCGCCGTTGAAACCGACGGCACGGCGGACGGCCACCGCACCGGCGGCGGCAAGCGTGAGAACGAGAGTGGTAATGGCCTGCTGAGACATGCTTCCTCCTTAGGAGTGTTCCACCGCGCGCACGGCGGTGATGTAGTCGACCTTGTTGGCCTCGGCGTACTGGAGCGCCCTGGTGTGCGTCTGCGCACGCTCGGGAGCCACGGTATAGCCTTCTGGCACCTTGACGGATTTGACGGCGCCGGCGGTGTCCGCGTCTTCGGCCGCGGCGCGCTCGCCGTACTCCACGGCCTTCGGCAGGTTCTCGAGGAACTTGCCGAGCCAGGCCATCACGGCCGGCGTCTGCTTGGCATCGCCTTCGCCGAACTCGATCACGTCGTCGGCGTTCAGGTTCGCCATGAAGGCGACGAGGCCATCGCGATCGCGCGGCAGCACCTTGCCGGCGGCGACGAGCTTCTCGACGAACTCGGCGAGCTCCTTGCGATGCGCGGCCTTCTCCTTGTCGGCGATGGCCTTCTCGCGCTCGGCGAACTGTGCATCCTTGGCCGCGTTTTCCTCGGCCTGTCTCTTGATCGCCGCCTCGCGCGCGGCGAGCTCTTCGGCTTTCGCTTTGTCCATCTCGGTCTCCTGTTGGGTCGATTGGCTGAAGGCAGTGGGTGTGGGCACGGCGGTGTCGGTGTCGTTATCATCGCTGCGCGCCATGTCTTCGAGCGACGCGACGACGTAATCGGGGATCACCTTGTCGGCCTCGTCCAGACCGAACTTGCCGATGATCCAGTCGCGCAGGCGCCGCCACATGCTGGCGATCTGCACGTCTCCGAAGTCGCCGAACTCGATCACGCCTTCGCCGCCACCGGCGAAGCTCGCGCTCTTGAGTCCCTTCACCGCCGGTGGCTGTGCGCCGAGGAAGCCGACATGGCGCAGGTAGTACACGCCGGGCTTGGGGTTGTGCGGCGAGTCGGGCGCGAAAAACGAGGCGGAGATTTTCTTGAAGCGGCCCTGGTTCACCAACTCGGCAAAAGCCGGGTCCACCTGGTCAGGCTCGGCCTGGAGCGTGTCGCTGTAGGCGAGCGCCTTCACCCAGCCGTAGGCCGGCGCGTCGATCTTCGGGTGGCCGACGACGAGCGGCGCCTCGTGCAGCTTCGGATCGTAGGCCTCGGCGGTGGCCTTGAGGTCGGATTCGGAAAAGGAAATCTCGGCACCGCTCATAGCGGTATGCCGGCCGGGCTTGAAGATTTCGAGAAGGGTCACGTCGCGCCTCGAATGAATGAACGAGGCGCATTCTCCCGAGAGCGGGAGGGGAAGTCTTTTAAAGGGCTTTAAAAGCTGAGCACATGAAACGGATCAACCGAGGCGCATTAACGTAGCCGTGATCAGCGGTGTTTGCAATCCGCACCGCGTTGAGCTACTGTTTTTGCACGGGCCTTAGCAAGCCCACCGTAGGCGGTACCCGCACCCGAAAGTCGCGGTTTTTTTGCGTCCGCAGTTTTTGTTGCCACGACTTGGTCGGGTGTCCAGGCGGAATACAAGACCCGAAAGGGAAATACCCTGGGCCGTCCTACGGCGGTGCTAAGCACCCGACCTTAACCCTTAGCGAACCGTAGGAGACTGTCATGAAATCCACCGATACCTCGTCTGACCGACGGGCCAGAATCCGCCACCTGTTGCGTGAGGTCCAACCCGCACATCCGCAGCAGGACGCGGCCCTGACGCAGCTCACCCATTGCTTCGAGCAGCTGGTGGACTTCGCCCGGACAGACCGGTCTGGCCGTACCACAAAACGCCGCCTGCTGTCTATTAAACCGGCTTAAAAGCTGTTCCGCCCGTGTGGCCGTGTAATGGGCTGGCTAGTAGCCAGACCGCCACGGGCGGAATCCGAACCGATCAATGGCCGGGCAGCGGGTAATACAAGACCTGCTCCAACAGGGAATAACCCGATCCCTCCCCAGGGCTACTAGCCTGCCCGGCCGCCAGTATCAGGAATATATCGATGGAAATCAAAACCGTTCGTAACGAAGACGACGAGAATAACCAAGATTCTGACGTGGTACCCGGGTCACGGCGATCGCTGCAGCCAGCGATCCGCGCGAAATGCGTTTACTGCCAAGGTGGTGGCAATGGACTCTCATCTAGGCAACTGGTGGGCGATTGTCAGATAGCCACATGTCCACTCTGGCCACTTCGCCCTTGGAAGCACCATTACCAGGGCGCATCCATGACCCCAGAGGAAAGGGCTGATCTGGTCTCGAAATCAGATGGGAACTACTACATGACGGACGATAGCATTCCGGTGAGACTGAATGCCGCCAAACACCCTGAGTCTCGCAGCTCGGCAGTTGATGCCATGTGTTTCGAATGTGTGGGCGGATATTGTGACTCAAACCCGAGGGGCCAGGTGCGCGATTGCGCGGTTACGGGATGCCCACTCTGGACCGTTCGGCCCTGGCAAGACGTGAAGGATAGAACGGCGGCACAAGGACTGGTCGAGACACAGGACGAACATCGCTTTTAAATTGGAATTAAATGGGCTTACAGGTGGGGTAACGCGGATAAGTCAACGATCAGCGCCGGATGTGCCACCCGACCATGAACGGCCTCCCAGGAGGCCGTTTTCTTTTGTCACCAACCGTCCAACTCAACTACCCACCCACCGCCTGGCGCAGGTGCCTGGACAGGATCGACAGCACCGTCTGCCGGTCGGTGCCGGAGAGGCCGAGGAATGGCCGGGCGGGGATGTTCCGCTTGGGGTCGCCGAACTGGTGGGTGGCGCCATAGACCCGGTCGGTGCCCAGCTCGAGGCGGGTGGACGAGACCTGGGGACGCAGGGTGTCTTTAAGATAGCCGCGCAGGACGAGGATCAGATCCTTGTTCCGGGTCTTTCTGGCGCGGTAGGCCGGCGACAGCGGCGCCCAGGGCTTGCCATCAGGATCGCGCTGGTCTGTGAAGCGCTGGCGGTGCGAGTTGAGCAGCGCCTCACCGGCATCCCGGAAGGCCGGGCGCAGATCCAGCACCGAACGGCTCAGGCGTTCCAGTGCCGCGCGGACCGCGCGGTCCTGAACGGATACTTCCAGCATCGCACCGGCCATCGATCTCTCCTATAATGTGCTTAACCCATTGCGCGAGCAGCCGCCGCCCCGGCCTCTACTCCTACGCGCAGGGTGCCCGCGGTGGGGACGGCGCCGCGGGTTAGTCTTTGCGGTACACGCGCACGCCCCGCCGGGCGGCGCGCTCGAGATAATCCTGCTCCTGCGGCATGAAGGCCGTGGTTCCAACCCAGCCCTGCGGACCGGTCTCGAACACCGCGAGCGCCGGCACCTTCTGGCCCGCGACCGCGAAGCGCGCCACGTAGCGGCGCCGCGAGATTTTCTTGCCGCCGTAGTCCGCGAAATCCTCCCACACCTCGTCCGGCAGCTTGATGGCGTCGGCGAGCAGCAGCACGTGGCGCGCACGATCGCGCTTGCCGATCTTGAGCTCGCCGGCGCGATCGCGGAAGAGCTGATCCGACACCACCAGGTATTCGCCCGCGACATCCTGAAAGACGGTACGCTCGCCCTGGCGCACGCCGAACTCTTTCAGGAATGCATCGATATAGGCGGCATCGGTGAGCGAGTCTGGTAGCACACGGCTCGGCGGCTGTGGGCGAGGCTCTGGGAGTGCTGCGAGATCGTCGATCGGTGCCGATGCGCTCGGCAGCGGCGACTCCGCTTCGATCGGCGCGGCCGTCATTGCATCCATCCACGAGCGGCCGGGCTGGTAGCCGAAGCCGGGGTCGACACCTTCCGGCACGTCGACCGTGCGCGGGCTCGGGCCCTGGGTGCCGACGGTCACGGTTTGCATCTTGGTCGGCGGCGCCTCGTCGGGGCCATCCTTGCCGAGCGCCTTCACCTCGTCATCCGAGAGCGTCTCGACGTAGCACTTGCAGCCCCAGCCGTTCGGCGGGTAATGCGTGCTCCACCAGGAATCGTCGGCGGCGAGCACGAGGCCGTCCCAGGCGAGGTGCTCGGGGCGCGGGTACTTCACCGAGTCGTTGTGGCGGTAGCGCCAGTAGGGGCGATCCTTCGCAACCTCCTTCATCTGCTGCAGGCGACCCGCGGCGTAGGACGTGCGCAGGTTGGTGTCGTAGATGGTGCGCGCGCGCCAGGCTTCGCCCTGCTTGGAGCCTTCGCCCTTCCAGCCGGTCCAGCCGTTCTTGGCGACGATATCGAGGAATTGTTTCTTGAACTGCTCATAGGTGGTGCCATCGCTCACCACGCCGTCGACGGCGTTGCGCAGATCCGTGAGCAGCGCGCGCTTCATGGCGCCGGCGACGACGAAGGCATGGTCGTGCTGCTGTTGCCAGATATCGGTCCAGGCGCGCGTGCCGAGGTTGACTTTCTGGCGGAAGAAATCGATCTGCTCCTTGAACGGGAGCGAACCGTATTTAACCGCCACGCGCTTGCTCCAGAATGTCGTAGCGGCCGGCGAGCGCCGAGGCGGCAAGCGCCTGCTGCATCAGGGTGCCGATCTTCTGTTCATCGAGCGCCGGATAGAGCTTGATGAGGTTCGCGCGCAGGTCGTCGAACGATTGCGCCTGTTCCACGAGCGCGCGGATCTGCGCGATCATGGCGTCGATCGAGGACTGCGCATCGCTCGACAACTTCGCCGACTGCGCATCGACCACGTCGCGGCCGCCGGGCGACGGCCCTTCGGCGAAGGCCGGCGCCGGCGGGAAAGGTGCCGCGCCAGGGAAGCCCGTGTTCTGCGGCGGCGGCCCGATGTCTTCCCACTCGCCGCCGTAATCGGTCACGATCTGCTTGAGCGTCGGGCGGAAGCCCATGTCGAACACGTTCTTCTGGCGCGCGGCGAGTGAGGTGAGGTCTTCGTCCTCGTCGATCTTGCGGTGCACCTTCGGCACCGCCGCGCCGGGGAAATTCCACTCCGTCAGCCAGCGCGCCACCGAGTTGTTGAACGATTCGCAGACGAGATCCGCGTCGGCCTTCACCAGGTCTTGGCGCACGTCCATCTGCACGTCGGCCTTGTACTGGCCGCCGGCGGCTTCGGTGGTGAGCGTCTGGCCGAGCACGACCTTGGCGATCGCGGCGTTCATGCGATCGTGCAGCTCGGTGTAATCGGCGCTGCCGGAGCGCGCCGCCTCGAGCAGCTCGATCACCATGCCGTCCGGCATGATGACACCGGAATCGGTACCGACCGCCTCGACCGCCTGCAGGAGCTTGGTGCGTTCCTCTTGTGTCGCGCCCTGCTGGTAGCTGCCCTTGACTGTCGGCTGGCCGAACTTCTCCAGATAGATGAGCCAGAACTTCACGCCGTTGCGCTTGAACCAGACCGGCCAGTAGAGCCAGTGCGCGAGGCCGAGGCCGTACGGCTCGTCATCGTGATCGGCGCCGACGCCGAACGCCCAGAACTTGCGATCCGGCAGCAGCTCGCCCGGCATCATGTTGCTCATGGTCATGAGGCGCAGGCGCATGTCGCCGTCGTAGGCGAAGCGGCGCCGGTCGCGCACGCGGATCTGGTCCAGCACCACCTGGCTGCCGTCACGCGCCCACAGGCACTCGGCGACCGCGTAGCCGTAGAAAACGCCGAAGAGCATTTTCTTGGTGACGTTGTCCCAGCCGATCGTATCGAGCTGCCCGCGCAGGAACTCGGCCGCGGCCTTGTCCTGGGCGCTGGTGCCGCCGGGTGTGATGTCCCACTCACGCGAAACGACCGCGAGCTGGCGCTGCAGCAGCGTGGCCGCCACTTGGTCGTCGCGCAGTACTTCCTTGTAGACGAGGTAGTTGCCGCCGAGGCTGCGCAGGACTGTGTCCTGCGGCGGCAGGTACATGAGCGGATCGATGTAGCCGCGCGTGATGTCGCGGCCGTCGCGCGTGGTGGCGATCTCTTTCGATTCGGGTTTCGTGATCTTGATTTCTTCGTCGGCCATCAGAATGTTCTCCCGCTACGCACGATACCGAAGCCGTGATCGAGATCCGCGCGCGAGGCGGACGCGCCCTCGGCGCCGATCGCGGCGCGCTTGACGCCGGTGGATTCGAACTCGATTGGCGCGCCGTCCATCTCGGCGATCGCATACTGGCGCATGGCGAGCGCGATCGCGCTGTCGCCGTGGCGCACCAGGCCGCCCCTGGTGCCGCCCGGCATCGCGTCCGGCACCTTGGCGACACCCTTGTCCATCTTCACCGCGCGCATGTCAGCGAGGGTCTCCGCATCCTTCGGCAGCTCGATGGTCTTGTCCTCGAACGCCGCCTTGAAGCGCGGCATGTGCGAGCGATACCAATCCTGCGACAGCATCACCTGGGCGATGCGCGTGGCGCCGTATTTCTGCATGGCGACCTCGGCCAGGTACTGGCCGTTGCCGCGCGCGTCCATCGCGCCGGCGGTGAAGCGCGGCAGGCGGTCGGCCACGTAGAAGAGGATCTGTTTCTGTTGCTCGAACGGCACATTGAACAGCTCGAGCACGAACGGTGTCGTGACGCTCAGGTCCGGCCGCTCCTGACCGGGGAGGATCACGGTGAGGTTGCTCGATCGGCCGAAGTCCTCACCGAAGAAGCTGCGCCACTTCGGGTTCACGCGCTCGGCGAGCAGCGGCTTGAGGTTCGCCTCGCACCAGTCGCGAATCTCGGCCTCGCGCAGGTAGGTCGGCAACTGCGCGAACTCGGCCGGCATCGACAGGCGCACCACCGGCACTTCCACATTCATCACGCCCTCGATGAGCGCGCGCGTGAGATAGACGCCGGAGCCGCTCGAGGGAATGACGTCGAGCTCCTCGGCCGCGGCGTCGCCGTAGAACTTGTAGACGTCGGCCATCCAGGCGGCCTCGTTCGCGGCCGTCCACTCGACTCCTAAGCGCAGGCAAACCCGGCGGTAAAGGCCCTGTTGAACCGCCTCTTTGAAATCGATGTGATGCACCGAACCGTTGCGCTTGCCGGCACGGATCTCGAGCACGAGCTCGTTGAAGGGGTTCGACTCGCCGTTGTGCGTGCTGATGATGCGCACCTTGCCGCCCCAGATGAGGAGCGCGATCGCCGCCTTGAGCAGCTCGTCCAGCTGCTCGTGGAACGCCGCCTCGTCGATGACCACGATGCCCTGCTTGCCGCGCAGGTTTGCCGGGCGCGAGCTGAGGGCCACGATGCGGTGGCCGGAGTTCGGGAAGCGGATGGTATAGGTCTTGATGTGCTTCTCGTCGTCGGCTTCTTCCCACAGGCCTTCCTCGATCTCGCCCGCGACGTAGTTGAACGCGCGCGCCCACATCGCGCAGGCCTCGATGAACTCGATGGCCATGTCCTGGTTGTAGCCGATGTAATAGACGTTCTGGCCGCCGGCGGATTTCTCGGCGGCGGCGATGAGCGCATCGTCTGCCGCCTCCGCCCAGGTGAAGCCGGTGCGGCGCGATTTCTCCGCGACCTTGAGCGGCGCCTGGTCGGCGACCCACGCGGCCTGATATGGCAACAGCACCGGCGGCGTGGTGCTGTTGTGCGTGGCCGGCAGGACGGCCGGGAGGCTCATCCGGGAATCCCCAGGATCTCGCGGCGGATGGTCTCGACCGCGCCGGCCGAGAGGCCGCCTTTGCGCGCCACGTCGGCGGCGCGATCGGCAACCGCCTGCACGCGCGCGGCCACCTCCGACTGCCACTTCTTCTGATTGACGCTCGCGCGCGACAGCGTGGCGATGTTCTTGGCCGCCTGGCTCAGGAGCTTCACGCGCGTGACCTGGTCGACGTCCTCGTCGCTCGCCTCCTGCAGGTTCACGAGCACATCGAAGATTTCGGTCTGCACCAGGCTCATCACCGCGGCGCTGCGCAGATCCGCATCGTCGGGCGCGGCCGCGGCGATCGAACGCGCGGCCTCGGTCGAGGCGCGGATCGCATCGAGCTTGCGCTCGAGCTTCTTGCCGTAGCGGGCGATCGTGGAGTGGTCGATCTTGATGCTGTGCTCGGCCAGGATCAGATGCTCGAGATCCTGATAGCCGCCGAAACCGCGCTTCACGAGCTCGGCTTCGAGCCAGGCGCGGATCTCCGGCGACAGGGTGGCGATCTTTTCGCGGCGCGGAGGCATAGCCTCACCAATATTTCTGCGGGCGAGCGATGCCCGGATCAACGTCGACCGTGTACTCCACGACATCGATGCCGTCGCGCGTCAGCTCGCCGAACCAGACGCCGTTGTGCTGGTTGCTGATTTTCACCAGGCCGCGCTCCTCGAGGTAATCCAGCTCGCGGCGCAGCTCGTGCTGCGTGACCGGCAGCGGCACGCCCTGCACGGTGGAGAGCACCAGGTGCTCGTTGGCGCCGACCGGGCGCGCGGCGTTGAGCGTGATGAGCACGAGCCAGCGGAGCTGCTCGCGTTTGTTCTTTTCGAGATCAACCTGCATTCTTTCCTCCTCGCAGGGAAACGTTGTCCAGCCGGACGGCGATCGCGTCGAGCTTGGCGTTGATCACCACCTGCTCGCGGATCGCGTCTTCACGCCGCACGTATTTTTCCGCCAGCTCCGCGCGCAGGCTCAGGATCTCGCGATCGACGCGGCGCATTTCATCTTCCTGCTGGCGGATGGCGTCGTTCGTGATCTCATTGCGGCGCGCGGATTCGCTGTTGTTGGTGGTGATCTGTTCCGACAGGCCCTTGAACCTTTCTTTCAGGCCCTTGTGGTAGTTGTTGAGGAACCACTTGATGATGGCGATGAGCAATCCGCTCCACGCGGCGAGCAGCACCAGCGCGGCGCCGATCACGTCCCCCCAAGACAAACCCGTCATGCGCGATATCCCCGCTGGCGTTGTTCGTGAATCTCCTGGCACTCCACGCAGCGCACCGCCTGCGGATTGGCCTTGAGGCGCTTCTTGCCGAGCGGTTCGAAGCAACCGAGGCAGACGCGACGCCCTTCGATCTCGAAGGGCGTTTCGTGCTGCGCGGCGGCCTGCGCCTGGTGCGCGAGCGATTTTTCGCGCTCCAACTCCTCGAGACCCTGGGCGCGGTCGAGATCGTCGCTCATCCGCTCACCGCCTCGAGTGCGCCCAATGTCGGCGGGTTGGCACGGCAGTGGCCCGCGAGGTCGACGGCCGCGAGCCCGGTGCCGCAGGTCGACGGCTGCTCCTCCGGTGGTGCGGGATCGACCGCCGGCGTCGAATCCGGCGGCGGCGACGAGGAGCCGCAGCCAGCGACAATGACGGCGAGCACCAGCGGGATGCCGTACCAGATCTGAAAGTGATTCGTCATCGTCACCCCGCAATCCGGGAGGCGAACGCGCCGAGCAGGCCGGGCGGCGGCGTCTGGCCGGCGGAGACCTGCTTGTCCTGGCTGCGCTTCGAGACGTAGACCCCGAGCACCGAGAGCGCGACACCCCACATCACCGAGAAGGCCGAGATCATCGCCACGACCGCGCTGATGATGGCGGTGGCATTGGCCGGCACCGCGACCACGGCATAGACCAGGATGAACGAGAACACGATCATCTGCAGCGTCCAGGTGAAGGTGACGGCATAGCCGTAGGTCGGCCGCCAGCGCGCGACGTACTTGTCGCCGCTCGTCGCTTCGGTGCGCATGGTGACGTTGATCGATTCGAGCTGCTTGTTCTCGGCGTCGAGCTCGGCGATGACGAGCTGGTTGGCCTGCTGCTGGAACTGGAGCGCGAGCGCCGGGTCTTTCTTGAGCGCGTCGATCGCGCTCGGCGCATCCGGCTGGCCGGTGACGGCCTGCGCGACGGCCAGCGCCTTGTCGGCCACGGCGCCGGCCTTGTCGCCCTTGGCCCAGCGCACCAGCGCCGGAACGAACTGCGCCAAACCCATGACGATCGATACAGGGTCCATCAGATCAGCCCTCCGATGAGCAGCAGCGTGGCGGCGATCGCGCCGCGCAGATATTCCTGCGTCGACCAGGTGGAACCGTCGCGGGGGCCGAGCTTCACGGCGAGGTGCGGCGCGGCGGCGAAGGCGATGCCGTAGGTGAGTGCGAGCTTGATGCCAGTCGCGAGGATCTCCGGCCAGAGCGCGAGCCATGCCGACGAGTGGGCATGCATCAGCCAGGTCGCGATGAGTACGGTGACCCAGAGAATTAGCAATGCCGCCGGGAAGAACAGGCCGTAGAAGGCGAGCGCGAGGGTCGGGTTGGTTCGCAGTGCCGGTGACGTCTGCCAGGTCTCATAGTTCTCGTTGCCCGGCGGGCTCAGGATCGCGCCGATCGGCTGGCCGAAGCCGGGCATGTTGTAGGCGAAGGCGACCGCCATGACGATGAGCACCGTGAGCCGGTCCACGGAATGGCCGAGCAGCGCCGCCGCGGTGCCGCCCAGCAGGACGAGCGCCACGAACTTCGAGATGATCTCGGCGTCGCGCGAAGTGCCGCGCTGGCGATCGAGCCAGGATATGGCGGGCACGAGCAGGAGTTTGAGAGCGAGGATGAGCGTCATGCGTGGTTCCCTCCGAGAGCGGTGGTGGCGAGGATGTACGCTTGCAGCCTGAAGAGCCGGCCGAACCAGGTATCGCGGAACTTGGCCTTGCGGCTGTCGGCACTGATGAGATCGGCGTAGAGGCCGGCGCGGACGACGAAGTAGGCATTGAGCGCGAGCTTCCGCTCCGCGTGGCCGGCCGCGGCAAGCGTGGCGGGCCCCAAGCCGCCATCGGCCTGCGCGCCCACGGCGCGCTGCAGAAGCGAGACGGCAGTCTTGGGCAGGTGCTGCACGGCGGCATCGAGCATGCAGAAGTCGAGACCCGGCGGCAGCTCGCCACAATGAAATAGATCCCAGTACTTTTCGCCATAGACCTCGAACACCAGGCGCTTGAGCTCGGCGTTCTTCGGGAGGTCGAGGTCGAGATTCTCCGGGAAGCCGGCTTCGGCCTTGCGCTCATCGACGATCGCCCACCCGGTCCAGCCCGGGTTCTTCGCACGCGCCACACCGGCGAGGGTCTCGCCGCCGGTGTCGCCGATCCGCGCGGCGCGCTCGGGCGATACATAGCCGGCGGTGGACTTGAAAGGACCGATCTCTTCGTCGAGGACGAAGGTTAAACCAAGATTGAATCGTTCATTGCGCATGCGCGCAGGGTACGCGCGCGCATGGGGAGAGGTCTTTTAAAGCACTTGAAAAAGAAAGGGGCGCGAGAAGCGCCCCGGAGACGAAGAATACATCGAACAGCTACTTCATCAGATATCCGTATTGCCAGTTGAACCAGAGGAACTCTTTGTTCTGGCCCAGCTTGGCGCGGGTCATTTTCCCGTTCATCGCATCCTGCATGGCGGCCCATGCCACCGTTCCCTTTTCATTGCGCATGAAGCTGCGTGTGTAGCCGCGGATTCCCTCCAGCCGAGACGCCTTGAAGAATTCGCAGGGCTTGCTGCATTCCAGCAGCTCGGTGGCAGCGCCGACCGTCAAGAGAATCTGATATTTCCCGTCACGTGCGCCGACAAAGCGAGCAGTGGCCATTTCCTTCGTCTTGATTCCCTTCTTGATGTCGTCCGGGCTGAGCACCGACTCATAGCCATACCGCGCCTCGTCCTGGTAGGCGTAATAGTGGTCCGGCGTCTTCGCCGGTGTTTCGGCCTGGGCCTTGCCCGCATCCGATCCGAACCATCCGGCCTGCGCCGGCGAGACCAGTGACATCAATACAGCAACCCCCATCAAAACGGCTCTCATGACATGTTCTCCTTCTTGTTCAAAAAAGTTTCCCCTGCCTCCGCTGGATCTCCTGCTCGCGCACGGTGGCGACCACCTGGTACAGCCGCTGCAGCGTGATGCCATGCTCGCGGCAGAGCTCATGCGCGTTGCGGCCGTTCCACTTGCGCCAGATTTCGAGATCGCGCTGCGAGAGATCGAAGGCCCGGCCCTTGGGCACATAGAGCAGCTGCCCGCCCCATTCACGCCGCACGAACTCGACGGCCTCGTGACCGATGGCCTGCGCCTGCTCGCGCTCGATGCCGCGCTTCACCAGCACCTCGGTGAGCTTGTCGGCGAGATCCGTGAGGATCTCCGGGTAGTCGGCGACGGCTTCGGTCATGGTGCGTTCTCCAGTATAGCCGGGATCACCGCTTGGTGGCCCCTTTGAGGTTCTCGAGATGCTCGGCGACCTTGGCGGGATCGCGCGGCGCCTTCTTGATCGCATCGAGCACCTCGCCGATCGGAAGCGGCGCCTCGGCATCGCGGTGCGGACGGCTGCGCTTTTGCTCTTCGGTCTTGGCCTCGGCCTGCGCCTCGCCCTTGTTCGCCTGGGCGGCGATGATCTCGAACAGGTAGCCGTGGCTCTTGAGCGGCAGCTGGAGCTTGTCGCGGCGGTCGATCATCTCGGTGAGCGCGGCCTTCCAGGCTTCGAGCGGCGCCGCCCAGGTGCGGCCGTGGCGATCGATGCGGCCGGCCTGCATGGGTGCCAGCAGATCCTCGATGAGCCGCGCGGCGCGGTCCCAGCTCAATGCCCGTTTAGGCGCCCGGAAAAGGCCGATGTAACGCAGGATCAGATCGCCGAGCGGCGCCGGCATCTTGAGCGCGGCGGCCACGGCGCGGCGTGCGTCGTCGTCGGTGAGCGCGGCTTCGATGCTGCAGCGCGCGAAACAGCAAGGGCACGTGATCTGCATCAGGAAAACCCCGTCTGGTCTTCGTCGAAGAGCATTACGATCCCGCGTCGGCGCGCTTCCTCGCGCACGCGCTTCATGTTCTCGCGCAGACCCGCCAGCATCTTCTCGGCGAGATCCGGCGTGCAGCCGTTTTTCAGCAGATAGGCCACCGCGTGAATGGAGCCCTGCTGCACCAGTTCCTGCGCGGTCAGGCTCTCGTCGTTCATCTTCTGCAGCTCGGCGACGAA